ATCCTTGCTACTCTACGAATGAAACCTAAAGTGGCTCCAAACCCAAAGGCTATCGCGGCTATTTGAAAATTTTCCATATATAATGCCATAGCAGACATCATATATGTTGTAAATCTTACTACACCATATATTGAAAAATCACCACTTGATTCTATAAATTGTTTTCGTTCCGTTGTCATATTATTTACCCCACTTTCCATTTTTTACGATTGTGGCCATAATACCATAGTTAGATACATCAAGAAATGCATCTTCCATCGGTTCACCTTCTACTGCATTTTTACGACCACTCATTAAGAGATTCTTTAATCTCTGAATCTTATCATTCATTCTAAACCAAAGACCGGTAAGGGAAAGATGTATCTCATCTTCTGTTTGTAATTGTGTTCCAACTGAAATATTACCTGGACCATAATCATGTTGTTTATGACAAAACAATTTATATTGTTCTCTCTGTAACCGTTTGAACTCGACAGTCATCTCCGGCCATTCCTTCTCCATCAATGTTACGATATCACCACCGTCAACAGTTAAATAAGAATTTATTTCTTGTTTGTTTTTTGATTCTTTTATTCCTTGCATATTAACCTCCAATTATTTCATCCACAAGACCTACTTCAAGTGCTTGTTCGGCGGTGAAGTAACTATCGAATTTAGCTAAATTTTCCCAATAATCAAAGTCTTTTTTAGAAACTTCTGCCATTAACTTATTACATCTTTCCGTCAACTCTTTAAAATGGTCAGACGCTCTCATAAAGTCTGCGGTTTTTTCTTGAATACCAATTTGTCCATCGTGGACCATTATAGTACTATGTTTGTGTGCCATACGTTTGCCGGTTCCTGATGCGAGTAAAACTGCTGCGGCACTCATACATACCCCCATACAAGTAGTATTGACATTTACATCTAAACTTCGCATCTTATCTATAAGACCGAACATAGCATATGTATCACCGCCAAATGAATTAAGATTAAGAGTTACATCACTATCAGGATTAAATCTTAACATCGTATCCAATGACATGGCGGTGGAGTGTAATGTTTCACCGCCAATATCACCTGATAAATATATCGTATTACTATCTGTATTAATTCCCCACTCAAGTTCTTTCATTAACATATCGTGGAATCTCATATCAGATAGAGAGCATGCCCGAGCTTCAAGATTCATAATCATATACTGCACGAATGTTTTTTTCATCTACACCATATCGTGTTAATATTTCATATAATTCTAACTTACCGCCGGCGGAAATCATATACATCTCCATGGCTTCCACAGCTTCTGTAGAAGACATTTCAAAATGATTCGAAATTATTACTATCCATTCTTTAGGCCAATTCATTTTCTTATCCTTACCTATGTATTTAAAAAAAATTGATTTATTAGGCAACAGCTCTGAATACAATAAAAAATGATTCTTATCACTCAACTTTGTTGAACCTTGTAAAATCTGTATATCATTTACTAATGTGATTAAATCGAATTCCATAGATAAATAACGATTAATCATATATTGACTATACTTTTTCTTGGTGTCATCAAGACTATTCCAAAAATTTTCATTTTGATGATAACTAAATTTAGTTATCCGTTTAAGAAAGTCATAAAAACTCTTAACACTAATCAAGGTCACCCATTCCTTTTTTAAATGCTTCAGGAATTTCGTGACATTTTATACACGCATACAACTGAATAGGTACCATAGCTTCTTGGCCTGTCGGTGACACTAAAGGAGATATTCTCTTCATCATCATTACAGGCACAAACACTTTACTACCACATTCACAAATTACATCGTCTGCTTTACTCAAATCTAATTGCATTTGCTCAGATTGATTCATTTTATCACTCCTATCATTTCAACAAACAACGCCATTACATTAATTTCTTTATCAACTGCTTGTACATCCATATTTTGATATCGAGCTAACAATAAAATCAATTCTGCTTTCTTGCCATTCTCATTTGTAATTTTGTCTAATCTATCATACAATAAACTAAATAGCGGAGTGAAATCTCTAACTTTATTCTTCATAAGAAGTGTTCTAATTTGTACAAAAGAATCTTTTTTGTTAAGAGTTTTGTTTTGTAACAAGTCAATCAACTTTAACTTATAATCAGAATCTTTCAACTCTTGAACATCCGAATTAAGTGTACCATTAATCGATTGTTTTTGAAGATAGTTAATAACTCGTCTAATGTCAGGATAACAAGCATCAATAATACTCGCTATAGTTTCAACATCATATTCAATAGTTTCAGATTGAAGAATCTTCACACAATGTTTACCGACCTCTGCCCTATTTGGCGGAACAAGTTCATAATCTTGACATCTACTCTGTAAAGGGTCTATAACTTTTTCTTTATAGTTACAAGTCAATACAAACTTACAATGTGTTGAATAAGACTCCATTAAATTTCTCAAAGCGGCTTGTGCGTGAGAAGACATATAATCACATTCATCTAATATAACAACTTTTATATTAGATATAGCAGTAGAATACGTCATAGCGAACCCTTTTATCTTAGTTCGTATATTCTCTACACCTGTTTCATCTGAAGCATTAATGTACAAATAATCACAATCAATATTCTTCACAAGAATCTTTGCGAGTGTTGTTTTACCGGTACCAGCTGGTCCGTGAAACAGATAATGCGGGAGGTCATTCTCTTCAATATTTCGCGCTATCTGATTCTTTAGATGCTCGTTACCAATATAGTTTTCAAGTACATCAGGACGATATTTTTCTACCCAAAGGGTATTTGTTTTACTCATTCTAATATCCACGATATTATTTATCCATTGCTACGAGATAATACACAGCTGTATATTCTTTTGTCGTAAATATACACTTCAAAAGGCCTTGATTACTAACTTTCAATGATATCTCGGCACCTTTATTTGCAGTAATAATACTCTTAAAATGTAAAGATGAAAAAGAAATTTTGTCAACTTCCGTTCCACTAACAACTTTAATCGGAACTCTTACCATATCAAGATTTTTAGTTTTATCATAGTTCACAATAAATTCACATTGCTCGCCATCGCCAACTACCGTAAAGTGGTTACTTTCTGTAATAGCGTTACATCCACTAACAAAAGCATTAGCACCCTCATTAGTCATCTTCAATAAAATAGTATATTCCGGTTCATTTTTAAGTTTAGTTTCTTCAGGAAAAATAGATAAATCTCCAAGATTAAACTTAACTTCGGCATTAGCATCTTTTAAAATTATTGCAATAACTCTCTCTTCGATAGATTGATAAGATATCTCACATTGTCCTGTTAAAACAGATAACATTCTAATAAGTCTCTCTGTATCAAAGACACCTAAATCAGCATCCGGGTATTTGTAATCGTTAAAACTAACACTACCTAACATTTCTTTACCGTCTGTAGTAAATGTAGTAGTTAGTATATTATTTCGAGCTTTCCATACTGCATTGGAAATAAGCCCGCCTAAATGATATTTTCCTATAAAACTATCTAAGTATGTTTTATTCATTATAACCTCTTCTTTATTAATAAATTGCGTTTAAATATTCTAATATTTCGTATTCTGTTTCCGTGCCAGGAAACCCTGTAAAACCTGTATTGTTATTAATCATTACAAACGGAAGTACTCCGATATCGTGACCACTTTCATGTAAAGTATTCTCTGCGTCTTCATATTCTTTTTTATTTTCAGGGTCAGATATATCAACTAATTTATAATCATATTTATATCTTTCCATAAAAGAAACTGCGTAACCACAATGCCGACAGGACAATTGCGAGTTGTGAAATATTCGAATCAAAAAAACCTCTCTAACGTAAAATCTTTATTAACAGGTGCTGACCAACCCATAGCGTTGTAAAACATCATAATCTTTCTGAAAAGATTTTTGTCATACATTTTATCGTAATCTATATAATCTCTGATGTATTGAAGAACTTCTTTAGGGTCTTCGTAACCTTTGTATGCTAAACTTTCGAGACCTAATGGATTTTTTGTAAGATAAACCCACCGGATTTTCTCTGCTGAACTTATAAATAAATATTGCTTAGAAACCTCAAAATGTAATAATAAATCATTATAATTAACGGAAGACTTAACGTGTACAGGTGCACCTGATTTAAAAGTTGAAAAGGTATTACCTGGGGCTTTAGATTCTGTATATTTACTCAAACTCTTAATACCTGTCGGCATAGATATATTATCTATAGCTAACTTAGGCATAGATGTTTTAAAATTTAATATTCTTTCATCAACCTTTTCCTTAGGAACATTTGCGAGTATGTCATTGAGAACTTCTTTTAAGAGTTTACCGCACGCGGGTGGGAAATTTGAACGAACAGTATCTATACCTTTCACCATCATCTTATTAACCTTAACACCATTATCGTTAATAATCTTCATTCCATATCGTTTCTTTGCTATAAACAATCCGGATGATGCGATAACTTCTTGTTTAATCTCAAATCTATGATTAGTTATATTACAAAACTTTTCTCCAAAATAATCATAACTTTTATTAAGATATCCTTGCAACTCTGATGCGATATCAAGAATACGTTTACTCATCATCGTTTCTGACTTTAGATTTTCATTTGGGAATCTATGTTTTACTAACGGGAGTGCTGATGCGAATATTGAATCTGTATCAATATAAATAACGTGGTCTTCATCTCCGCCTAATTCATTATTATAAAAATGATTAGTGATAGTCCTGCTAAACTTAATCAATGCTTGTCCGGTTAAGGTAGTTGCTTCAGCATTGTCAATATCATAAAATCTAAAAACAGACAACCCGAGAACCCCATATAAACTATTTAACATAATTTTTTGAATCAACTGCCGTCTATCAAAGTATTCGTATCTTGCTTGATTACCATCATTCCCGTATTTCTTTGCTAATTTACGATATTCTACTCGTTCATCAAACCACTTAGAAAGGATAGCCGGAATCAACCCGGTCTTATCATTACGATATAATACACCATTTGCTGATATAGAAATATTATGTTCAGTAACATAGGTTTTAAAGTCACCAAAAGACATGGTAGTTATAGCAATTCCGTTTTCATCTTTGATTTCATAAATTTTTTCTACTTCTCGTATATAGTCATCTGAATTCCACGTGTCAAGTTTACCAATTTTAGTTTCAGGTGATATGTTTAATGACATAATAACAGACGGATACATTGATGTTACATCTAAATCAAATACCCAATCGTGTTTACCTTTCTTCGGGTCAGCTACATATGCCCCTGTGAACTGATAATCATCTGCCATTCCTTTAGGTTTAGGTTTTCTATTAGGCGCCACAATCCCGAGTTTCCTCAAATAAACTAATATAGCACCTTCAAGATATCTCGATGAAGTAAAAACATTTTCATAAGGAACGTGTCCGGTATGACACAATGCTTGTGTAATACTAATAAACTCTAACTTCTTATCAAGTTTATCAACTATAGAAACGTCTTGTATGTTATACAATACAAACCGTGTTCTATCGTTGTTATATAAATCATTAAGTGTGCCTTCGTACTCAACTTTAGTTTCACCAAGTTCTTCTTCGGCAATAGCATCTAACCTATAACTTGATTTTTCAATATATGTAAATTTTCTATATAAAAATAAATAATCTAAATGTGAAACACCGGCTATCTTATGCTTACTTTTAAAGTTAGACCACTGAACTACATTTATGGGGCTCAACATAGATGCTACACGTTTACCGACAACTTTACACGCTCTATTATAAAGATACGGAACATCAAACTTTTCACTATTCCATCCTGATATAATAGTAGGATTTATTTCTCTATATTTAGAAAAGAATCGTTGTAATAAATCAAATTCTGTTTTAAACCTTTCAACTTTAAAGTCATTTCTAAGTATGTCAGGATGATTAATATCTACTTTATTCTCAGGGTCTAATACTAAACAATATATTGAATCTTCAATACAATCATTTAAAGCTATTGATGTTATTTCGTTCGGAGCTTCTTCAGGACTCGGGAATCCTTCTGTAACCTTAACTTCTATATCAAAAATTAAAGTTCTATGATTTTTTGATATTTCATCAGAATCAGCATATCTATCTACTAATACACGAGTTTCTGCGGGTACATCAGATTCAAATAAACCTTTTTCTTTAGGGTCGTAATCAAATACTTTTTTTAATTTATCACCAAATAAAGATGTATGAGTACCACGTGAATCTTTTTTATAAGCATACGGTTTGAATTTAAACGAATTATAACCTTGTACGTCATCCCATAGATGAACTTTTTTTGTCCTTATATCAAAGTAAATATTTTGAAACAAATTATACTCCAGTGGAACCGAATCCACCTGAACCCCTTACAGAGTCACTTAAATTATTAACTATTTGTAATTCTATTTCATCTAACGTAGAATTAATAACTTGAAATAATCTTGAATGTTTTTCAATAATATATTCATCATTTGAAAAATTATCAACAGGAACTTTAATCTCACCACGATATCCTGAATCCATTATACCAACACTATTAGACATCCTTAATGGTGTCTTAGATATCGAAGACCGTGGAGTTACCATATAGGATAAATATCTATCTGAAATATTAAGCATTCCTGTTAACATCTCTTTTGGTATATTATCTGTCAAGTGATTAGATACTGATTGAACCATCTCACCTTTAATTTTTAAATCAATTACGTGGCCGTATGTCTTGCCGGGAATTGTAACCTCTTCAGGGAAATATAAATCAACGCCAGCATCACCGTCTGTATTAACTCGTTTTTTATATAACGG